AACGAACCTTGCTCATGGATGTACAGAGACAAATAGTTGGTGTTCAACAAATACACAGTACCTTCGGGGCAGTAGGGGTCAGCATAGATGGGTACACCAGCAACCATCAGCGCACGGAACGCTGCTTGGGGGCCGTTTGCATCGCCATCAAAACCACTACCAGGAGTAATCACATACTGCTCTTGGCCTACAAAGTCTTGCGCCAACAACGTCCAAGTACCAAAGCCGCACACACCAAAGGTGGGTACTTCAGCACCTTTCTTCACCGTGCCAGAGATGTACTGGAGTACGTTCTGACGGGTGGGGTTGACGTTACCTGCGGCATAAGAACCTGACTGCCACCAAGTATAAGTTGAACGGCTGATGTTGCCGTATGTACCTGATGCAGACACCGCTGCGGGCAGACCAATAAACTGTTGTGTATTGGTTGTGTTGTTGTACAAGGCGGTAGACATAGCGTCCATCATCACGTTAGTCGCGTCGTTCATACGCGCTTCGATCAATGGAATGATCGCATGATCTTGCTGTACAACGCCTTCCATTCCGAGGAACGGAACTGGCGTAATCATGAGCTTCAGATCGAACTCAGCGTTAAACGCACCCTGCTGAACGGCAGGCTGGTTGAACGAGCCGGAATAATCCGACCACTGAGCGTTCACGAACTGAGCGCCTTGAACGGGAACTGTAACGGACGATACACCGCCCGTGGCAGTCTGAGAATTGGCAATCAGCGCAGCCATAAGCGGGGTGCTATTGTAGAGTTGCACCACCAACTTCGGAATAAACGCACGCCGTGTGACGTACGTTAATTCGTTGTACTGCGAAGTGCCGGTTGCGGGTACTATACCACCACCAATAGCCATCGCTTACTTCCTTTGCTTTGTTAAGTCCCCAATCAAAAACCAATCGGGCGAGGATTCTTCCTCAGTTCCGTCAAGGCCTTTGCCGCTTCTTCACGAGCCGCTGCAACAGGGTTTACTCTGAACTTTGCCAGCGTGTCGCGTGCTGACTCGTTCATGAACGACCTACTAAACACTTGAGGCGACGTTGGGGTCGCCGATGTTTTCATAAACTCGTAGTAATCTGCTGCCGTATCGTGATTTGTGATGCCCTTTTCGAGCATAACCTTTTCAATCTCTGCAACGTCTTCGTCTGACTTTGCTTTTCCACGCTTAACCAAAGATTGACGCCGTTTTTCTAGCTCTTCAAGGGCATCTTTTTCCCTCAATTTGCCTTCTAAAACCTGATTTCGGGCTTCATATTCAGCAAAACGAGCGTCTACTTGGTCTTTAATGTCGATTGCGTCGATTGTTAAGTTTGGCTTAACTTTCTTCGTCAAACGCAAAAAAGAGTCCCGCGTATCAGGGTTTTCGGCCAATTGACGGGCCAAAAGCGCTAATTCATCACGGGCGTCGGGTGTGAGATCTTCTAATGAAGGCATTGTTGTCCCCTATCCTTCGGTTTAGATAACTTTTTTGCCGTCACCTGGTGGCTTGATAGCCATCATGTTCTTGCTACCAATCTTAGATGCGCCGGAAAGGCCACCAAGCTGGGAGAAACGAGGCGTGTTAACGACTTGACCGTTAACCTGCTTGTCGGTTGTTGCATTGCGGGGTGCCGATGCGCCCCGTGGCTTAAAGAGTTCCATGTTTGTTTCCTTACATTGGAGGCATTGCAGGAGGGGCACCAGCCGGAGCGCCGCCGCCCGCAGGCATTGGAGGAGCACCAGGAGGGTTCATCAAGCCGAGATTTGGAGGAGCGCCAGCAATCATGCGAGAACCGGGCGTACCGCCACCGGCTTGAGGAAGGTTTTGAAGAAGCTGAAGAATCTCAGCGTTCTGTAACTCACCGGCCTTTTGCTTCTTAGGGCCGAGAACGGTGGTTAATGCCGAGATAGCATTGATGAGCTTTTGCCCTTCTGGGCTTTCGGAACCAATAGCTGGGAGCGCCTGCTCAATCAAGTCCATCGCCATTGAGACGTTGACGAGAGCGGCTTCTTTAACACCAGCTTTAGGTTCAGGAGTAGACATAGGCGAAGGCATAGGAGGCGGGGATGCAGGAGGAGCGTCACCAACGGAAACGCCACCGGGAGTTGCTCCACCGGTGCCTTGCATAAGTGCCATGATGTCTGCGTTATCTGCCATGTTACATCCTTAGAATAATCGACGGGGTATTTTCGGCTTCCCCCCCGTCAGGGAAGTCGCCTAAGAAACGGGTCTATCCCGTTTGTTAGTTAGCGACGTGCCTTACGAGCCTTGCGACGCATGATGCGCTCCTATATTTGAGTGAGGGGGAATTGTGAAAAGCGTTAATCAACGCTTTGCCTTACGACCTTTACGACGAGCCATGCTTGGCCTCCTATTGTACGAGTGAACGTCCCCAACTTACTTGCGCTTGCCGCGACGGCTGCGCTTAACTGATTTATACGCCATAATTAGCCTCTTGTATATGACCTACTAGATGTTGTGCGTGGAGCAGCAGACCGCATACCACTAATTCTGTAATCCATTGTAACGGGTTTTGGATCTCTAGACAAGGAGCCTACGGAAGCCCTCGGTTGATCGCCCCGAACTGGGTTAATTTGCTGACCTTTTGCCATGTTAGCCTGCCTTTTTAGGTGCTGGTGCGCCGCCGCCTTGAGATTGAGCTGCCGCTGCTTTGGCCTCTAAACCTTTGAGGCGCTCCTTCAGGAGCTGCTTCATTGGTGGGTCAAGCAAGTCAATCAGACTTTCTTTATCAATCGCGCCGGCTTTAAATAGGTTAAAGGCCAACGACCGCAAATCTTCCATAAAAATAGGGCTATTAGAGTGCGCGTCTACCTTGACCACATAGTCTTTAGTGAACTGAGCAGGAATAAACTTGCCACCTTCTGTGTCTTTGAAGTGCGTCTTGTCATACGCTTGCATCAGTTTTAGATACAGCGTAGCCACTTTTTCTAGCGAATCTTCCACAATCAGGGCGCGTTTCTTGGCTCTGCTAGACCCTAAACGGGCTAATTGGGATGCGTGACCAGAAGAACGCACACCTGATTCGCCTTTGCCTTGCAGTACAGAGGAGATGCCAGAGGCTTCTGAGAACATTGCGTCTACTTCGTGTATCACTTCAAAGAGTGATGCTGGCATATCAGGAGCTAGTCTGTCAGCCTTGGCATTAGGCATATCGCTTGCCAACAAGCCACCAGCACGGTTCAGAGCAAAGTTCTTCTCATCCAAGATGCCAGTAAAGCCTGTGAGGGCTGTTGGCGGGTTAACTTGCTTAGAGAGCAAGTCAAGAATCTCAGTCATGCGGTTACTGCGTAACTGCTGAAGGAATATCAGGCGTTGTACCTCGGATTGTCCCCAGTAATAGTCATACTGAGGGTTAGGGCATATCTGAACAAATGGCAATTCACCCTTGAGGAACATAGATGCACCGGGTCTGTCGTAGATGAAGATGTCAGGGTCAGCCATCGTGACGCATTGATAGTCTTCAATATCATCATTCCACACCCACAACTCATACATCTTGACTGTCTCTTCAGCCACACGCGCCTTGTAGCGGTTCATGCCTGAGAGGTCTAGGTTGACATTGCCATAGATGGTGGGGTTTGACTGCGACATGACAATGCGGTCAACGCCCTCTGGCAAGTCTTCAGTCTTGGTGTGTACGCTAGTCGTGATGCGCTTAACGATTGAGTCGCGCTTGGGATGGGAATACAGCCGGTTGTAAAGCTCAGACTTGGTAATGTAGTAAGTTTGAACGAGGGCTTCTTGCCGGTCTGTATAAGGGGTGTCTTCTCTCAGCACTCCCATACTGGCTGGTTCAACCATGTATGGGTGTATGCCGTTGTTGTAGACAAGTTTGATGAATGTAGAGTTGAAACACAGCGCCCAAGTTAGTGCGGAACTAAACACTTGGTCTGCGTTAGAGTTAAGCCACTCGTCATTGAGCGCAAGCGTCAGGCGAGGAATCTTAATGTGTTCTTGGTCTGGGACAGAAGCCCCGACATTGATGGAGAACCGAGTCGTTTCTGCTGAGTAGAGGAACGAGGTTAGTTGGTCAATGTGGGGATAGATTTTGTTGAAGATGGTCGGAGACTCATCAGGACCAGAACCAAAGAGGAAGAAAGAACGCAGAGAAGCGTAGTCACCTTTGCGCTCTTGCAAGGACACCATGCACTTTTCAATCAAGTCACGGTAGAACTGTTCTCTAAGAAGTTCGTTGGATGGTATCCGCATTATTTCTTCAGACTTAGGTTTTCATGGTCGGCAGTATAACTAGCCATCTTAGGTCCAGTCAAATTTCCTACATCTTTAGGCAAAATGGATACCGCTTCATCTCGAACTGGTCTAACCGCATTGCCTCTGAGTAGGTTGCTCATACTATAACGGCTGTCACCACCCCAGATAGCAGCGTCACCCGGTCTTGGCTCTCTTGGACGCTCGGCAGCAATCTTGGCTTCCTTCTCAAGCTGGCGCTTAGAAGTCTTGTTCTTACGAGTAAAGAACCCTGCTTGATTTTCGCCCTCACGGGTGGACTTGACATCAGTCATATCAAA